AAGTCATAAGTAGTTACAGAAACATTTTCGGAAAAACAATCCCATAGTTGTTTGAAATGATAGGGTATATCTTTTTTTGGTTCGTTCATGAATATTTCAGAAATCGGAACTCTTGATCTTAACATACCATAATCAGTCATTACGTGAAACGTTAATATTTTTCCCGAAACTGATTGTATCGCAAAAGCATAAGCTTTATGAAACTTATTAACGTCTTCAGGTTTTTTTGTAAAATGAGAAACTCTGACCAAACATTTAAAATTTTCAATATTATGATTTAATACAGGCATATATTATTTTTAAGAAGAACATCCAAAACATTCAAATGGTGAATCTGTTGGTTTATCTAAAATTAAATCTACTTTTGGTGGTTCAGGTGTTATCCTTGGTTTCTCTATTTTAGATATGTCAACAGCTAAATGTTTAGCACCTGTTGAAATGGCCTTTGTTCTAACATAATAACAGAGTGTTTTTAAACCTTTTTCCCAAGAATAAAAATGTGAAGACGTTATTCTTGATAAGGTTGGATTTGACATATAAATATTCATTGATTGTGACTGATCAATAAATGGTGCTCTTTCTGCGGCCATTTCTATTAATTCTTTTTGTGATATTTCCCAAATTGTTTTATATTTTGTAATTAAAAATTCAACTCGTTTTACCTTTTTTTGATAATTTTTTTCTTCGGGGTCTAAATAATTGTTGAAATTTATATTTTGTATTGAACCTTCGTTCATAATAATTTCATTTTTTAAATCTTCGCACCAAATACCAAGTTTTTCAAAATCATTGATTAAATATTTGTTTACAATCATAATTTCACCACCAACAACTCTACGATTAAAAATAGCTGAATGAGCTGGTTCTGTCATTTCGTATGAACCGGTAATTTTTGCCGAACTGGCTACGGGCATTTGTGCTGTGAATAAAGAGTTACATACACCATAATCTTTAACCTCTTCTTTTAAAGAACTCCAATTCCACATTCCTGATAAATTTTCTTCTTTTAATCCCCACATATCAAATTGGAAAATTCCTTCTGACATTGGCGAACCGTTAAAATAGGTATATGGGTTATATTCTCCTGATTTACACAAAGAACAACTTTCACTAATTGCCGCAAAGTAGATTGTTTCAAATATTTCTTTGTTTAATTTGCGGGCGTCATCTGAAGTGAATTTGTAATCCATAATGTAGAATACGTCAGCCAACCCTTGAATTCCAATCGCAATTGCTCTTTGTTCAAGACCACCTTTTTTACCTTTTTTTGTTGAGTAGTTGTTGATATCAATTACTTTATTCAGAGATCTAACAACTTTTTTTGTTTCATTATAAAGTAATTTAAAATTAAATTCTCCATCAATAATAAAGTTTTTTAAAATCATTGATGATAAGGTGCAGATCGCCGTGGTTGACTCATCAGTCACTTGAAAAATTTCAGAACATAGATTGGATTGTTTAATTACTCCAATATTTTGATGATTAGTTTTATTATTAGCGTTATCTTTAGAACATAAATAAGGTACCCCTGTTTCTACTTGTGATTCGATTACCTTAGACCAAACATCCTGAGCCTTAACTTTCTTACCCAATCCCATAGAAACCGCTTTATCGTAGTTTTCTTCATATTCTTTACCATAACATTCTTGTAGTGGTTTTATACCAGCCTTTTTAATGTCATTAGGACAAAACAAATACCAATCAGAATTATCTTTAACCGCTCTCATAAAGTTATCAGGAATCCAAAGCGCGGTAAATAAATCTCTCGCTCTTAATTCTTCGGCACCCGTATTTTTCTTAATATCTAACAAATCAAAAATATCTTTATGCCAAGGTTCTAAGTAAATTGCCGCACTTCCAGGTCTTCTACCTTGTTGATTAAAGAATCTTAAAGATTCGTTAACTATTTTGAGGTATTTTAATAGACCTCCAGCAAAACCTCCTGATGTTGAAATTCTACTCTCCTTACTTCTTATATTTGAAATAGATAACCCAATACCTGCGGCATCTGATGAATATGTTGATATATCATTTAGAGTATCTAATAATCCTTCTCTTGAATCTGAGTTATTATAATGTAACACGCAAGATGCTAATTGCGGAACCTTTGTTCCTGAATTAATCATTATTGGTGTTGCCGGTGAAATTAACTGATTAGATAATGAGTTATAATAATCAATAGCCTCTTCAAATGTCTTAGTCGTCCAAATAGCAACTCTCATATACATATGTTGAGGTCTTTCAATAACTTTACCGTTTGGTAATTTTAAAAGATACATTTCTTGTAATGATCTCCAAGCAAAATAATCAAAATTGTAATCATTTTCGTGATTAATCACCTCATCAATCTTTTCTTTACCATAAAGAACTATAATATCAATGAATTCATCATTAAGAATTCCACTACGATGTAATTCCATCATAGTATCATAAAAACTTGGATTTGTTTCCTTTTGATATGACGATATAGCAATTCTTGACGCCAATCTTGAATAGTCATGATGACTTCCAGTGTAAGCGGCCGAAATCTCGTAAATAAGTCTATCTAGTTCTTTTGTTGTAATATTACCTTCAGTTGGAACTGAAGTAATGACTTTTATAAAAATTTCGTCTGAATTAACGTTTAATCCTTTAGAGGATTTTTTAATTCTTTGATAGATTTTCTGTGGGTTAAAGGAAACATCCTCACCATTTCTTTTTTTAATAATAAGTGACATAGTAATTATTTAAAAATCTTCCGTAAACGTAAGTGTTTCGTTTAATTTAGCTTTTTGATATTCAACGGTTCTTGATTCAAAGAAATTACCTTTTGTTTCAACCGCAATTTGTTCCATAAATTTAAATGGTTGTTCAACACCAAATTGTTTTGAGCAACCTAATTTAACTAATAACCCATCAACAACAAATTCTAGATATTGTTTCATTAAATTTTGATTCATACCAATTAAAGATACGGGTAATGATTCAGTAATAAACTCTTTTTCTATTTCAAGTGCCGATAAAAGTATTTCTTTAATCTTGGATTCACTTGGTTTTTCTTCAACATGTTTATTTAACAAATGTATTGCAAAATCACAGTGTAAATTTTCATCCTTGAAAATAAGAGCATTGGCGTTACACAAACCTTGCATAATACCTCTTGATTTTAACCAAAAAATAGAGCAAAAAGAACCAGAAAAAAATATACCTTCAACCGCAGCAAATGCGACCAAACGTTCTTGAAATGAAGCATTTTGAATCCAATTCAGCGCCCATTTGGCCTTTTTTTGTACTGCCGGTAATCTGTCTATCGCATGAAAACATTCGTCTTTTTCTTTTGGATTTGAGATATACGTGTCGATCAATAATGAATACATTAATGAATGAATATTTTCCATCATTAATTGAAATCCATAAAAAAACTTTGCTTCAGGATATTGAACTTCTCTATAAAAATTTTCGGCCAAATTCTCGTTAACAATCCCGTCAGATGCGGCAAAAAATGATAAAACATTTTTTATGAAATATTTTTCATTATTAGACAATTTATCCCAATCTTTTATATCATTGGTTAAATCAATTTCTTCTGCCGTCCAAAATGCCGCTTGATGCATTTTATAAAATTCCCATATATCATTATGTTGAATCGGAAAAATGACGAATCTATCCGGATTTGTATTTAAAATTTTCTCCATAGTTAATTATTATTTTCTTCTCTTTGTTTTCTTTTTTCTAGTAAATCTTTAATTCTTTGTCTGTTTTGTTCTTCTTTTTTATCTTCAAGACCTAAGAATGTTACAGAACTTTCAACATCAATTTCTAACATAGAATTATCAAATTTACAGTTTTCAAATACAATACCATCATCACCAATACGAGATTTGGTTATTGCAATTGTTGCCAATTTCATTTCTTTTTGTTGTAGTGTTTTAGCCACGGAAATAATAACGTGTCCAACTTGAGCTTTCTTTATTGATCCACCCATTTGATCTGTCGTTACAACTTCCGATGAGATGCTTGATCGATTGCCTTGAGTTGCAGTCCATCCTACCAAATTCATTTCGTGACACATAGCTTCGAACGCCCTCATTACCGATCCTTCCGATTTCCATTCATCACCCAAATTTTTCTCAGGTACAACACAATCAATATAGTCTAATAAAACCATATCTATTTTTATTCCATCAGCCACCTTTTTTCTAATTAAATTTTTGATTTGTGTAATTGTCATGGTATCTGATGGTAGTTTTTCCAAAATCAAACGATTTGTCATTTTTTCCTCAATTTCCCTAACCTTACTTATAACTTCTTCTTTTTTAAAACTCATTTCATCAGGATGAGTTTTTGTCCAAAGCGTAAAATGTTTTCTTTGGATAATTTTTGGGTTATCCTCAAAGAATATTTGTAGTACGTTATATCCCAAATTAAAAGAATGATTGGCAATTTTAGTTAAGAAAGTTGATTTTCCGGCACCTGTTGGTGCGAGTATAACACCAATTTCACCTTTGGCCAAACCACCTTTTAATAACCTGTCGATTCCAGGAACTCCAATAGGAATTGGGTGACGAAAATCCTCATTTAAAACTTCATCGAGGTTTGAAAACACGTCCAACATTAAATCATCCCTTGTTCCAACTTGTAATGCTTCACGTACCAATTCTTCTAACTGATCATAG